TCTTCGATATTATCTTTTATACTATTTGAATGGGGGATTGTTTCTTCTACGCAATTTATAACATAGACATTTTTAAATTCCATTCCTTTTACGCCATGAAACCCTTTATTTTCAATGGTTCAAGCATGATTTAATGTCATTTAGAAAGAATCCGTTAATATGAAAGTGATATCGTTCCATTCCTATATCTAATTTAGTATATTATATATGTATGGAATTGGAATTTCAACCATTAAATCAAAAAAATAAGACAAGAATATATTCCTATACTCCCATCTTATTATATTTACTTTAAATATTTAAGCAGTTCACCTATTCTTTTGTCTGTCATTTCTATTGCTCCATATTTATCATCGAAAGAACTATGAGCAGAATCACAGGTAGGATATTTATTAATTTTCTTATCTATCCATTGTTTCTGTTCTGCAAGTAACTTATTATATTGATCTTGGGGTAATTTATTTTTTATATTATCCCATAAATTGTTTATATATTTATTGTAGGTTTCATAACATATATTCACATTACTTTTATCCATACCTATAAGACTTTGTGTTAAGCCTTCTAGACGTTCAAGTTCATCATTATAATCTTTATAGGTCTTCTTTTTATTATTAAAATCAATTCCCTTTTCTAATTCTGATTTCATATTTATCATATCCTGATTTGTATTTGCATTTATATCTACATTTTCAGCCTTTACACCATTTTTTATATCTTTATCTGGATCAATTTTATTATAGTCACCATACTTCGCATCTATCAATTTATTATTAGAATCGTATTCCATGTGTAGACAAATATGTTTCCATTCACTACTACCATTATTTCTAATCCATTGACTATCTATAGCAACTAAATATGCTTTTACCCCACCATAAAATCTATCGGAAGTTTCTTGAACAATATAATCATTTTCATTTTTTGAGAACTTCACACTATCCCATTCTGATGATTTCCCTCTCATTCCATACAATATATCTTGATAATCATATATAATTGTATGTCTTATTTCAGCTTCTTTTTGCTGACTTACAAACTTATCTAAAGCGTTATCAAATAAGTTCTTGTCATTAAAATCTATAGATTCATCTGTTATCTTAAAGTCACAATTAATTGTTGTACTTTTATTATCATCAAAAGTAACAGTAATTGTTAAAGTATTATCTGATGAATTTTTCAAATCATATTTTGCTTCACATTTCATACCTGACGTTTTATCATCTACTACCTTTTTAACTTTTTCTTTTGCTTGTTCTATTTGTTGGCTTTTATGTTGTTCTTTTGCTTGTTGACTTTGTGCTTCTTGATAATTTTTATAAGTAGAAGTAGTTCCATAAGCACCAATACCTAGCAAACATAGAATTCCTATGCTTAATAGTATTATTTTTTTCTTATCACCTATAATATCTTTTATATTCATAAATATTTATCCCCCAGTAAAGCATTATTATTTAATCAATTACATTAATATTCTATAATTTCCACAAAAGTATTAAAAATCCTTTATTTTGAATAATGCAATATAGAGGTAATAAAAACTCATTCTTATTTTCTTATAAATTTATATTCACTTAAACCCCAAAACTCCAATTGCTCCTATAATAACTCCAGCTATTGTTCTCCACAACCAAGTACCATTTCCTTCTAATTTGGATACTCTAGCTTCTAGATGCTTTACATCTACTTCTAATAGCGTTTCTATCTTTGTTAATCTTTGAAGAATAGATTGTATTATATTTTCATCCACTAATAAGCTCCTCCTTTCTACATTCCTGTAAGTGTAATTTGTTGTGCTTCTAAAATCTTAGTTGAATTTGCATTATCTGTAACAGTTAAATAAATATTCGTTGTAGTTGATATACTTGCATTTTTAATACTAATAGAACTATTTGACTTCCTTGTTACAACAATCTTCCCTTGATTTATAAGACTTTGTGCATTTGAATCGAAACTATAATCTATATAAAGTGTTGGGTCTGCAACTCCTGAAACTGTTTTAGTTGTTGTTAATATAGTAGTCACATATTGTCTTAATGCAGTTATAGATTGACTAAACGCATAAGTATAACTAACAACTGGTTCAATTGGTTTTGCTTCGACAGTTATCGTTAAATCTACACTTACATTGTTATAGGTACAAGTTATTGTCGCACTTCCTATATCTGTAGTTGTAACTACTCCTGTTGAATCAACAGATGCAACACTCTTATCACTACTCTTATATATAATAGTTGGCTTTTCAACTATTATCCCATTATCTGTTGCAGTAGCTACAATAGTATAGGTTTCTGTTTCAACTAAAGTTTTAGTATTAGAGTCTAATGTAATAGTATAAGTATGAGGATTATATACACTATTAAATCTACCAGTAATATTTAATATTCCTTCTTTACTATCATCTATTGATATAGCATCATAGGAACCACCTGCATAAATGATTGCATTATTACTTGTTGTTGCACTTGTCATATTAGTTACTGACTTAGGTATAAGAAAACTATACTCATCGTGTACTTCAGTTATTTCTGTACCTTGAGAAAATACTCCAGTAACTTTATCTACTACTGCGTATACATCCTTTAGATTTGATTGTAATGTAATTTTTAATCCTTTTCTAAACACTCCTTTTATATACGTACTCTCATTTACCCTTTTAGTATCTATAATCATAAATAATTGACCATCTATTGTAACATAGTCTCCCTGTATTATTTGTTGGTCAGTAATTATGGATTTTAAGTCGTAATGATTTTGGTTATTATCTTTTTCTTCAGCCAACAAAAATCTGCAATCTGTATCATTTATTTTTCCATCAACACCTTGAAATGCTATCATGTGCTGATACATAATATCTTTTCTACTAATCATATTTTGTTTTCCTCCTACCACGCATAGAATTTAGTTTTCTTAGGCAATAAAGCAGCAATGTCTGGAGTTATTTCTAAAGGGTCTTTTTCATTGAAAGAAAAATCTTGACCATCACTAGAATAAGACTTTACTCCATTAATTCTTACTGTATCCATTTCTTTTACACGCATAGACAATCTTTTAACTGCAAGTGGATATAAACTTTGAATTGTTGCATCATCTAACCCTTCATTTTGTAAATATCTCCTTATTGCAAAACAAGCCATTAATATATATTCTTCTTCACTCATTATTGTGACACTCCTTTCTCGTAAAAAAATAGGGTGAGAAAAGGAATAATTCCCCGTCTCACCCTATAAATTATTTAAATTATTGTTCTACTCTCTTGATAATAATTGCTGAAGGTCTTAAAACTTTAGCATCAAATACAAGTCTTCCTTGTACTGCTGAAGCTCCAATAAAATTACCAGAACCGTTAAGGTCTTGTAAATGTACTGGTACACTAAATTCTTCAACTCTTGTTGCGAAAGTTGGATGACCAGCTATTATTTCAGTAGTAACAGTTTTACCGTCTTTTACTGTAGTATTACCTTTCATTAAGTTATTAGATTGATATATTGTTATTCCTGCAATAGAACCAACCGCACCATTTTGAACTAACTCTTGAGATAAATTTCCTTGTCTTATAAAGTTAGTAGTATCTTTTAATAAAAGACCATAAACAGCAGGTGAAACAATTGCATATCTTCCCTCTTGTGGAACATTAGCTTCTGATAAAGCTGTTGCAATATCAACGAATTGTTCATATACAGTAGATTTTGTTAATGCTGTTACTGTTGGTAAAACAGTACCTTGAGATTCTAATATTCCAATTGAATATTTATCTACAACAGAACCTAAAGAATATCCTGCTGAATCTAATCTATCTGCTACTATACCATCTGGAACTGCTGAAGCATCATAACCATCAATTACTTCATTCATTGCTTTGTCCTGAGTAATTGTTAATGTAGTATATCCAGTAGCCCCTGTGTTTCCTGTTATTCCACTAGCTTTATCGTAATCTGAAACAACTACTTCTCCATCACGAGTTGGAATTTTAACTGCTCCAGCTTTTGGAGATCCTTCGTAACTATTATTGAAAATAACATTATCTTTAGTTACCAAACTTGCTCTTAATTTTACTAAAACCATGTTCGAATATCTTTCTTGTAATAAATGTGCCATATGTAAATTACCACCTTTTGTAAAATATAGTAGGCTTGTTTCTTTAACGTCTAAGTCAACCGTTTAAAAAGACATAATAAAAAGACCAATTTAAGAGATATATCATTTCACCCTTTAAACCGGTCTTTTAGAAAATATATTTAATTATTGTTGTGGTGCTAAACTTGGATTCTTAGCATAAAACGCTTGTTCAACGCCACTTACCATTTGTACATTACCGTCCTTTGGTGGGACATAACTATTTGTCTTTAATTTTTCATTTACCTTTGAATCAATTGTTGTTGAAAACATATTAGTAAACTTATCAATATTACCATTAATAACTTCTTCATTTCCATCACCCAATATATAATCAACCAATTCTAATGGAAGTCCTTTTTCATTTAATACTTTAGAATATTTATTTGTTAGGTCTTTCATTTGAATTTGTTTTTCCATAGCTTCATACTTAGATTTCATTTCCTCGTAAGCAATCTGTTCTGGTGACTTATTCTCATTGCTTTTTGCTTTAATACCCTCTTCAATAAGTTTTGGGAGAGTTTTTTCTTTAAATGAAGCAACCCCTTTACCAATTCCACTATCTAAGCTAGATTGATAATACGATTTTGCTACCTCATTACTTTCAAGTATTGTTTTAAATTCGTCTAATCCAATTGAATTTGCATCAAAAGTCTTGACTAATCCCTCAATTCCTTGAATGGTTTCAGTAATATCAGTATTGTCATCCATATCTTTTAATAATTCCATTAACTCTGATTTAATCATTATAAAAACTCCTTTCGTCCAAGTAAGTGACATTAGTGTCCCAAACAAGTACATTAAATTTTAATTTTTTGTATAATAAAAAGGCTATAAGGTCAGCCTTTAATAACCACTTCCGAATACATATTTTATTTATATATTGAATTCCAGCCCCTACAGTTTACATGCTGTAATTCTGGTGCTTCATTAATATCATATATTTTATTATCTATTGACATACATTCTAAACAAATATGATTGTCCAAAATCTCATGCCTTTGTATTTTTTTAACTCCTTGTGCTTTAGCAATAGTTATAAAAGTATCATTTTCACTTCTATTTACTTCAGTTTCAGTAAGTCTTTTAAAATTATAAGCATCTGCATTGAATGTATTATCAATTTCATTTTTAATTGTATTTACATCAATTTCACCTTGAATAAATTTCTTAGTTTGACTATACAATTTCTTTGCTATTTCATTTTCATTATTTACAATCCTATTTGTAAAATGTTCGCCTTTGAACTTCTTATCAACAATATCCTCAATATCTTTTGATTTTAAATCACCTTTGTAAAAATCATTGGTCTTTTTTACAGTATTAGTTAATATTAGTGTTATAACACCTTTACCTACATTAGATTGATCTTTTGATATTTTAGTTATAATATCCATAAATCTATTATTTAATTTTGATTTATCTGAATAACTTAAAGACATTACATTATTAAATATTTGATAAGTTAACATTATAAGTGCAATAAATTTTAATAAATCATCTTTATTTTTCTTTTGCTCTTTATAAATGTTTTTTAATTGTTCATTAGCATCATCATAAAGAGATTGAATGAAATCTACTTCTTCTTTTTCTATATAATTATTCTTATCCATAAGCAATTACCTATTAACAACAATTATCTGTACATTTACTATTATTACAGTTATTGTTGTTATTCATTTTACTCATATCTTTAGAATTAGTAGTATCAATATTATCTAATCCCATATCAGGAATTTCAGATTTCTTTTCTTCATCAATTCTCTCTTGTTCTACATCTGCATTATCAATTCTAGGTAGCCATGTTCGTTTAGTATAATTAGAAACAACATCTTGAGGAATCTTACTAATCATATCAGCAACACTACTTTCATCAACTGGAATACAAGGTGTGAATATAATATCTATTAATTTTGCATCATATGCTTTAGATTTTGTTAAGAAAAGATACTTGCAAATACATTTTAAACGTGTTTTTATAATATTCTCCATCGCTTTTTCATTGTCTTTGCAACGTCCTTCCAATGAAAATAATCTTGATCTTAGAGCAATCCCACTTAAATTACTCTGCATCTTTTCATTATTATCAATATGTGAAGTTAATGTATATATCTCCTCTTTTATATCATCACGAGTATTTTTAACAAAAGTATCATTGATATTTTTAATAAGCCATTCTGCATCTGTCTCAGTTTTATTTCCAAAATATAGAATTGAATTATCTCTTATTACTGGAGGTTTCTTTAAAGGTTTTCCATTTGCTCCAAGAATTACATTTCCCTTGTCGTCTCTAACGTCCTCCAAATCTACTCCATACATTTTTAAAATAGCGTTTCTAAAATCAGATATTTCACTAGATGAATCTCCTAGATTTGTTTCATAGGCATCTTGAAGTGTTTTAATAATTCTATATATAGTTTTATCTCCTTCAACATAACCTTTATCTGTATTAAGAACTTTCCCACCAATTATTCCACAACCAACAGGAACTATTCCAAAATAATGAGGTGTCGGTTCTCCAATTGGTTTAAATTCATAATTAAAATGATATATTTCATCTTTGGTATATACATCTATATAATTATTAGGGTCTAATTGCTTCTTATATATATGTAGAAAATAAATTGGTTCGTCATTTTCATCGAAGTACATATATCCATTTAATGGACTAACTCTTCTATTATAGAAACTTCCATCTGGCTTTATATAATTAATTTCAAAAGCAATTCCAAAACAAATTAATTCTCTGCCCAAATTTATATCATGGTCAGCTTTATTATTTGAAAGTACATATTTAATATCTTTAATAGCTTGAGAATTACCATCTTGTGGAGCGTATGTAATTTTATTATTAAAACTATATTGAGATTCTTCATCAACTAGCTTTTGAACATAGTTTGTCTTTATTCTAATATTACTTCTTCCCATTTTAGGGCTAAAGTTAATAATTGAATCAGTATTTCCATAATAATATCTATTAATATGGTCATAATGTTCTAATTTTTTATCCCAATCGTTATAACATTTCTGTAATAAATTTAAATCTAAATCCATGTTAATCCTCCTTTCTATATGTATAGGTCATTTAATGAGCCTATGTGTAAAACTGTTCGTGTTTGAATCTGGTCAATATTATTTACAGCCATTTCCAAACTATCTATAGCATCATCATGTGGTGTGAATTTTTCCCCTCTATATGAGAATACTTGTTTGTTGTAATCATCGTTTAATTCATTGAATTTAATTTGACCACTATTAATCTTGTCAGTAATAGTTGATATTCTTTGTTCCTTATTTTGAGTAGAGTATGGAGTTTCAACCTTAATTCTTCTACTTCTTAATTCACTATCTTCCCTTATACGTTCCTCAAGTCTAGTAGCATCTATCCCCTTGTAAACATTCTTTTCTAGGAAAACATGAGTTATATCTTTCCATGCTTTTAATAGATTTACTATTTCAGATATGTATAAATCGAATTCTGTCTTAGAATCGAATTTCTTTAATTTTCCTTCACGAACATAATAAAAACCGTTACTTTTTCCTAAGACTGTGAAAGCAGTAAAGTCAGAACGACTTGTTTTACTTGCTCCTTGGTCAATAGTAAGTACGGTTTTCTCAAATCTTATATCTTTCATTTCTTTTGGACTAATCTTATCTTGATAAGTAATCCAGATATCACCAACATTTTGACAATCACACATAAGTTCTTGCATAAAAGCTAAACGTTTGGTAAAATAGTCATTTGCTAATTCAAAAGGAATATATTTACCTTCCCACAATGTAGGAAATTTCATTTCATTTATATGTGTATAGTAATAATTTTCAGCATCTTTTAATCTATCTTTATTTTTATTATTAAATAAGATTTCTCGATACTTTAACCAGTATTCATTCTTATTGAAATAATCATCTACATCAAATTGACATACTGATCTATGAAATACTTCAAAGCTTGAATCTTCTCTTATAGTATTAATAAAATCATCACTTGCAAGTGGTGTTCCAATAACTATAAATTTTGTATCAATACCTTGTTTTTCACCATTCAATACTCTTGCCTTATCTCCAGCAGGTAATATTTCGGTGTAATATTTTGTTACACACTTTTCTTTGGCATTATCATTCAATATATCGTCCATTTTTAAGATATCATCACATATAATTATATTAGGACGTTTAGAATTGTATTTAGTACCACGAATTTGACCATTCCAAGTAAAACTTTGAACTTTTGTATCATTGTCTAACTCCAATTCTTCCTTATTAACAACTCTTTTTTTAGTATTAATAAGATTTCCAAAACATTCTTTTACCTTTTTAAATTCTAAGCATTTTCTAACCTCTGCTATAAATTGGTGCTGTAAATCTTCAGTCTTAGCAACAACTACAGTATAAGTAACTATGTTGTAGCAATGTGCATAACAGGCAACCGAAGTATTAATTATTGTAGATTTTCCTGTTCCTCTAGGTAATATAAATTCTTCTTTGTGTCTTGAATCTTTTTCAGTTACAAACATTTTATTTAATTCTTCAAAAACATCATAATGAACTTTTGCTAATGCTCTACTTGAATTTTCACTTGAAGGAACAAATAATTCCCTTAAAAAGTATAAACAAAAGAATCCAATATCTTTTTTTCCAAGTGCTTTTGCTAATCCATCTATATTCCTTGAGTTAGTTTTTATAAGTGCTAAAGCTTTATCAAGACCGTAATATTTCGCTAAGTATTTTCTCAAAACATATAAGTCAAATTGTCTTTCTTGTTCAAATTCTAAATTGTCATAGTAGTATATCATTTAATTTCACCTTTCCTTTCTTAAAAAAGAGCATAAGAAAAGACGGTGTATTAAATGATTAACACCGTCTTATTATTTGTTAGTATTTTTAGTTAACATTCCTTGAACTCTACCAAAAACTATTTTATTTATTATTGGTTCGTGAGTTCCTTCCTTTTTTATATCTGCATGAGTAATAATTCCCTTATAAAAATCATTCTCTAATATATTTTTAATTGATTGTTTGCTGAATTGCTTTCCAGTATTAGTTGTATATTCATTTTCATCTAAGAATTTTTTAACTTTTCCTAGTGATTGTAATTCAACATATTTATTAAATATTGTTTTAACTGTTTCTGATTTATTTGAATCAATAACTATGTTTCCATTATCCCACATATAGCCTAAAGGAGCAGTTCCACAAGCCTTATTTCCTGTTGAAGCTTTTGTTTTACGTCCTTTTGCTAATTTCTCTTTGATTTCATTACGTTGGTATCTATCCATTACCATTACAATATCATTTAACATTGTATTTACTGGATTTTTTTCATATATATCAAATGTAGGTTGTTCTATACTAATTATTTGTGCATTTATATCTATACATCTTCTTTGTATCTTGGCTTGATTATAAATATCTCTCCAAAGTCTTGAAGTATTATAAACAATGATCTTATTTATATCAGCTTCTTTATCCAAAGTTTCAAGCATTTCATTTAAACCGTCTCTTGTTTCATCTGTACCAGAAATACCTTTATCTGAATATATATTATATATTTCATATTTATTTTTTTTACAGTATTCCTTTAGAGCCTTTTGTTGTGTTTCTAATCCATAACCTTTCTCTACTTGTGTACTTGTTGAAACTCTGACATAGCATAAAACTTTTTCCATTTATAATCACCCTTCATATAATTATTATAGATAGGTCGTTTTTTTAAATTAAAAAAAATCTTGTATAAGTAGATGTGGCACGCTGTCGCTGTTCAAATTTAGAACCATGCCTACCCTCGAACTAATGTACTCATTTTTTAATTCTACAACCTTTATCTATGTTTTAATTATAGTCCTTTGGTGTCAAAGTGTCAATAGTTATTCATAACCTTTTACACTTTTATTTAACAAACTTGATAACAAAGCCATTTATAAGTAATACATCTTATCATTATCTATTATGATTTTATTGCACACTATCACTAACATATTGAATTTACTTATTATAAATGTATCAATTGATGGTCATTTATGGTATAATATAAGTATAAACATAGTTATATCAACGCTTTATCTATGCTAATGATACAATATACATTCCTATATATACTCTATACTTAGCATGTTGTAGTCAAAACAAATCAGTAAATCTATTCTGACTACAAATATGTTATTCAGCTTTCTTTCTATCTTCCATATCAATAACATTATCACTTAATATAGAGTTATCATCTGGTAAACTACTTGCCATTTTATCTATATCATCAATGTCACCACTATTATCTCTATTATCTGTTATTGTAGTATCTACCTTTTGACTAGCCTTACCATTAACAGATTCATACAGGAATTGTAGAGCATTAAGTTTTACGTTATCTGAAGGAGAATTGAAAGCTATTTCCTCAATCTTATCAATATATGTATCAACTTTTGCTAAAATACGATTGTTCCCTTGAGTTTTTATTTCGTGTCGGCATCTGTCTAATTCCTTATGGAAATCATCATCTTTTAACCAGTCATAAATTGATTGTCTACTACAAGGTACTTTCTTTGCAATCTCTGTATATTTCAAGCCTAAGATCAATAATTCAATAGCCTTATAATGCTTCTTTGTTAGTTCCATTTTATAATTCCTCCTTCCTTACATATTGGACATTTTAAGTCCCAATACTTACATATTATTTCTCTAATTCAGCAAGTATTTTATATTTTCAGCAAGTATTCTATATTTAATTTCATCAATAGTCATATTTTCATCACTTGTTGTGATTACTAAAAATCCTTTTAGACTTTTATTAAATCTATATTTAACAAATATTTCTTCTAGTTTAAAGTCTTCCTTATTATAGAAATATCTAATTTCAAATATCTTTATATTACTTAATTTCATTTTAAAATCTCCTATCTTATTTATCTTTTATATAATTTGGTATTAATATCATTGTTATGTCACCACAGAAAAACTCGTCATTAATTTGTAAGGATTGAATATCAAAATTAGCTTCTGGTGTAATTTCAAAATCTTTTTGAATAGGCATTGGACATGGTTCACCATTTATTAATACAACTGGATTCCATACAGCACCAGACTTTCTAAAATTCCTAAAATCTAAATTAATTTTTAAATATCTTGCACTATCATTTTTATTTATTAGTTCAATATAATTGTCATCTAATTTAATACTAGGATCATTCCCTTGAACCATTTCACCTTCTCTTATAACAAATGTTTTTATCTTATCCATTATCTAAACACAATCCCTTCCTTTAATTTACGTTCTCCGTTACTATCTGTATTATATCTATTATTGAATACTTCATTATAAATATATCCTCTTACTTTATCTAAATCTTCTTTACTACAAATACTATAGCCTTGTGACAAGTATTCATGTAAATCATTTGGATTATCATATCCAATACATTCATAACTCAATTCTAAATTTAAAGTTAATCCATTAGAACTCTCTGTTTCTAAAGTTTTTTGATTAACTTTAAATCCAACATACTCATTATTAATACTATCTAAAAGACCGTCTTCTAAATCACTTTTAAACTTAAAATAATCTAATTGTTTATTAAGTTTTTCAAGCTTTTCATCTTTCTTGTAAAAACAATCTTCTAATATATTATTATTTAATTTTTCTAATACTCTATTTGATATTTCTGAAGCTCTATCAGAACAAATTCTATCAACTATACTTTCTAGTTTATTTCTATTTTCAAACACCTTATTAAATAATTTCTCAAAAGTTCTACTATCTTCAGCAATTAAAGTATCCTGACCTAGAGTAATACTTCCACCTTTATTATTCCAAGTTGCACTTAACTTTTCATTGCTACTTAATATCTTATCCATAGTTTTATTTTCATTTATTACATCATCTATAAGACTTTTAACACTACCTACTTTAATATCTGTAGATAATGCACTATCTATAACACTATGTAAATATTTTTCTATATATCCATCACTTAAATTTTTTACTACATATTCCATAATCTATCTACTCCTATCTATTTATTGTATGTTCAACTACTAAAGGTACAATATTTCCTTGTTTATTAATATCTAAGCCTTTAATATGAAGAGACGTTTTAAAACTTTTATATTCATAATGAGAATCTACAAAAAATCCAATTATTAAAGTTATAATTGTACCTAATATACCACTTACTATTAATGCTAAAATTTCATTCATTACTCTATTCCTCCCTAAAATAAAACAAAGATAGCTGAATAACCAACTATCTTATGAATCCTCTAATTTCTTCTAATTTTTCTTTATCTAAAATATTATAACCTTCATTAATATAGTATTGAATTTCATATTGATTATCAAAACCTATATATTCCATTGGAATTGTTAATTTTAAATAATTACTAAATTCACCTTTATCAATAAATAAATTTTCACATTGTCTATAACTTAGTTTCCAACCAACATATTTATGTTTGATCTCATCTAAATTTTTTAATACAAATGTATCATATTTTTTAATCATTTCTGGGATTTCTCTTTTTAATAATCCTTCATAATTTAATATATCAATTACTTTATCTTTTAATAAATCAAGCTGATTTTCTTTTGTATCGTCAGCCTTTAAACGAACATATCTAAATTCATTACCTAAAGTAAAATATGATTCAATTATTCTTTCTCTAGTACCTTTTTCAAATATTACTTTCATATTTTTGATTGCTTCATTCATTTTATTTTCTATTATCATTATTTTTTTCCTCCGTTATTTAATACCTTTTTAGGTAATTCTTTTTCATTAATATATATTCTTTCAACAGATTCTAATTTTTTATTATTTTTCTTTTCAAGTTCTTCGCACAAAGTTTCTAAATAATCTTCTGTTCCAAACATGAATTTAAATTTAAATTTACTTCCATTCTCATTTCCATACACTGTACACTCTTTCATCACAATAACTCTCCTTCTTTTAATACATTAATAACACAATATTTTTGATACGATTTACCTACTGGATTCCATTCAATACCATATAAAACTACATAATCATTTTCTTCTATCTTACTTGGGTGGTCTATATATACTAAACTATGAGTATGTAATTGACTGCCTGCTTGGGTTGTTAAACCAGTACAAGTTTCCCTCCAAGGAAGTAAATGTTTATTTATATATAAATCATTTTCATATAATGGTAAGTCTCCAATATTTATAGTTAACGGATTTACGCTTGCTACCTTTCCAATTGTAAAACCATCATCAATCATATTTTTTTGAAATTGTGTATTCATTGATTCTATTAATTGATTAGCAATTATTTTACTCTTATTCATCTATATCACCTCATCATTACTTTTTCTTACACATATAAAAAAGTAACTATAAATAAAATTAATTACTATAGTTACTTTTTCTTTTCTAGAAATGGATTAGATAATTTAGCTAAAGCAATATCATTTTCCATTTTCTCTTCTTTTATTACTAGCATACTTGCAGTATAAAACAATCTTACTAACCCTGAAGCTTGTTGTAATTCTTTTAATGACATTCCATGCTTGTCTAGATAATAGGCGTAAGTATATAAATCCCAATCGCCCTTAATTACTTTTTTAAGTCTTCAACTTCATCCTTATAAATAGCATCTGGGTCAATTGTAGATAAACCATTTAATTCCTCTAAAAGACCAATTATTTTTTGTCTTTCAATCTCATTAAATAATTTTTCTACAATCTTATGTTGATCTCTTTTATCAAAACCATAAGATTTTAAAAGTTCTTTATTTCTTAAAGTATCTGAAGAAAGATATATAAAATACAATAATCCCTTTTCTGAATCTGATTTTATCATATCTCTAATATCAGCTAATTCCCCTCTATCTAATGAATGAAATTTCACTGAGCCACCTAGAAATTTACTTCCTATATTTACATATTTTTTTTTAAACCTTTCTATACACTCATCTTTCTTTGCTATAATTTGTTCAATTGTTAATTCCATACTTAATACACTCCTTTTTCTTTCTTTTTTCTTTCTTAATCATCATTACTAATAGTTTTATAGCTACTGGTTTCCCAGTCATGTTTATCTTGAATTACATCTACAAATTGAGCCGATTCTATTTGAAACCCAGCAGTAAATTTTTCTGTTAAAAAATCAGTATCAGCCTTTAAAGAAAATAAGTTCATATCACCTTCAAGCCAACAATTACCGATGTATATACTTTCATAATCATCATCAACATTTTTTACATTCGCTTCTAAAGTAAATGTAAAATACTGAAGATACTTTAAGCACTCCAGCATTGCGGGTTTAAATCTACTATAAACTTTGTTAAATTCAAAAGTTATAATTCCGTTTAAAGATGTCATAAACTTACCTTTAGTTACACTATTTAATAAGTTTATTTCCTTAACATCTGGAACTACTTTTATTTCTAATTCTTTTAATTCGGCTATTTCTACATTATCAATCTTCATATATCCCTGATTGCTAAGTAATATTTTATAGGGGTCAACTCTCTTACTCATTATTCACCACCACTTTCTTCATCTGAATCATTTGTACTTACCCCTGCTTCTATATCAACTGGATTTCCTTTGCTATCATAGACAGCAACTTTGGTAATAATGTCTGAAGCATCTTTTTTGTAATTCATATTAATCATAATTCCATCTGGATTAGGTAAGTTTGGAGTTGAACAAGCTTGAATAGTTTGTCTGCTCCAATATGTATCACAAGGCATTAAATTAACATTACCGCCTACATCCATAAACATATAATAAAAAATACCTGTATTCCGATGAACTTCCGTTGCAATCATCATACAGGCATCATAAGCTGATTTGTTTCTTATTAAATGATTTATTTGTAAATTAGAACCAATTGCGTTTCCACCTTTACCACCCAAAATTCCACCTTCTGAGTATGGTATCTTCAAATCTTTAAAAATTGTACATATTGCATCATAAGCAGATATACCTGAAAAGTTATAACATACTTTTGATTTTGTTAAATTTCTTATATAATCATAGCAATCTAATGTAAGTGTTTCCTTGTCTACAGACATTTCAACCGTTTCAATTTTTCCTCTATAATAACAAGAATCATTTATGTAAACTTCAATTTTCTGACCAGTATCAAAAAAGAATGACGGTAAAGCTGTATTATAAACACCATAAGCCATTTTTAAATTTAATTGTTGGCTTACTTTATCAATACCACATGAATATTTCATACTACTTATCAAGTCAGTTACATTTTTATATGAACCATCTGAATTATAAATATAAACATTCATATTTCCATTTCCTATAGCCAATAATTCTCACCTCTTTTTATTAAATTCTATTATCTTACTTTATAAGCCTGTCCATAGTTTATATCCGTTGGATTTTTCATCCCATTTAAGTCCATAAAGTATTTATATTCTTCACTATCTCCATATAATTTTTTAGCTATTTGAAGAATATTTTCTCCTTCTTGTGGATAATAAGTGTCACTTGAATAATCTGTACTAGCTGAACTATCATCATATTGTGTGTATTCCTTATACTCTTGAAATTCTAATTGATAGTAAACATTTCCAGTAGCATCTTTTCTACCATAAGTAAACTTCTTTATTTGGCAACTATAGTAGCCTTTCCAAGTTTCAAAAAAGAAAACTAGTGGTGTGGCTTCCTTTTTCCAAGTCAATAACTTATCACAATAATACGCATATGGATCTTGTATATCTCCACTAATATCAAACCAATATTTGAATTGCTTATTATTATCAACAATTCCCCTAAAATTTTCATTTGAAAATCCTGCAACACCTACATCTTTACATGGAAAGAAACTTTCGATTGTCCAAGTTGCTAGTTTTCTTGTCATACCTACTGGATATTCACCATAGTTCAATAATTTAATTGTTTCTACGTTACTATCTTCAGTAAACATAACATCTGCTGGTGAGACAGGTAATACAAGTGTTTCACTATCTTCGTATTTATTATGTTCACCATGCAAAGGATATAACGCTATTTGTGAACCACCTTGAATATGAGTTAAACCTTTATTACTTTTTGCATATTTTAAAGATTCTTTAGCAATTTTTTTTTCTTGTATTAAATCAGCCATATTATTGTCTCACCTCCTATTTAGAATTTCCCTGTGCTTGTTTTAAAGATTCCATTATCTCATTAAAATTATCAGCACTTATATGTTCAATGGTTATGTTATTATAAACACCTACCTTATCTTTACTCATATAGTCGTGAATTTCTTCTCTCTGCTCATCGCTTAGATTAGAATTCTTAGCTAAATATGTACTTGCATTATAATCAGTTACTATATTGCTACCAGAAAGTTGTGTTGTATAATCTCCAGCAGTCAAATTATTATTATTATTTGCATATGGATTAGATACAGAACTCCATTCATCAGACGTTGGTAATCCTAAAATATTTGCGGCTCTATCCCCTTGCCCTGTAGCATAATCTTTTACATAAGCACCAACATTACCATTTGCTATATCAACACCTGTTTTTGCCTCAGTCTTTAATTTAATTCCTTGATCTTTTAATACTTTATCTAATAGCTTAGGTAAATTATTTATGAAATTAGTAAACTCTGGACTTGAGGTTAACTTCTTAATGAAGTCAGCTATTGAGTCTCCCATTTGTTTTAATGTTTTTCCAACTTCTTTCCAATCTACTTTTTTCATTAAATCAGAAAGTGCATCAGTAACAGCTTTTACACCTTGTCCTAATCCAGAACCTAAATCTGCTAACATACCTTTTGTTTTATCATCATCAAGCCAATGGTTTAAATCAGTCATGAAATCATTGAAAGATGAAACAACAGTTACTTGACCTGATTTCATCATTCCAGTATTATTAGCATCTATTCCTAATAAATCTGCTTTTAAAGTTTCCCAATTTCCTTGTAGTCTATCCATCATACCCGAAATTGTATGAGAATATTTTTCGGTTAATCCATTAAAAGATGTTTCCTTTTGAACATAATCAGTCAATAAATCAAAATACTCTTGTTTATTCTCAACAGTACCTTTCTTATTAAAAGCATCTTTCCATTTTGCATAATCTTTTGGATCAGTTTTCTTTAAGGATTGTAAATATTTATTTATTTCTTTATTATCTAACATATAGTTAGTTTTAAGGCTAGTACTTCGTCCTGCCATAGCGTCTACGACCGAAAAGCCAACATGGGAAGCCCCTAATTCTGGTTTAACACTTGCAACATCTAATAATGTCATAAGTTGTTTTGAATTATAATTTACGTGGCTCCCTGCTAATTTTTTCTGCAATTCTCCGATTTCACTCTCCGAATATGGTGTTTCTTTAGCTATTTTAGTTCCCATTTGATAATATTGTTGACCTTTAACTGGGTCGTTATCATATAGAGTATCTAATGCTATTCTATTAGTTTGGAATTGCGAAGCTTCCATAAGTCCTTCTTTTATACCATCCAAGCTTAATAGATTTCCTGTTAGAGAATTTACTGCATTAAATCCTTGTTCTGCATAACCTTCTAAAGCAGAAATTCCTTTTTGAGCACCTGTAATTCCAATTCCAATTACACTCAATGCTCCAATCATTTTACTAAAATTACCAGTGAATAATCCAGTAAAAAAGTTTTCGCCTTTGGAGGTTAGTTCTGTGCCACTATTTGTTTTAGAATCTTTTTTATTTGATGAACTACTGCCACCAATATTTATTTTCATTCCAGATTTGGCAAGTGCTTCAGCATCTTTATTTATTGTTTTAAAAACACTTTGAACATTAGTTCCCATCTGGCTATATCTTTTAGTTAGATTTTCTATAGATTTATTTTGTGTTAGTTCAACTCGTTCTGTATTTTTAATAATAGAATTAGCCATTCTATCATTCTGTCCAGCTATTCTTAGTGATGCTTCTTCTGATTTTTTACTTATTCTATCTAAAGATTGTTCTAATTTTAAACTACTAGATTCTAATTTAGAAACCAATTGATTAAAAGCTGTTTCTGCTCCAAGAACACTCTTTACAAACCTATCTAACTGCCCTGTAAAAGAATCTTTGACCTCTAATCTTGCTGATAAAACATCTTGATTTGCCATATAACTAACCTCCTTTCTTTTCTAAAATTTTATAAAACAAAATAAGAGTAGCTTTATTACCACTCTTATTTAAAATATCTATCTAATTTATCAAAAGTCTGATAATTAGTTTTCTCAAATATTTCTAACAGATATTCTTTACTTTTACTTAGTTTATCTTCACTTATAGAAACACCCTTATTTTTAATTATTTCATTGTGTCTATTCTTTAAGTAACCTTCTAAATAATATAAATCTGATCTTGAAAGATTATATTGAGTAAAATCCTTATATATAATTTTGGATAAACCATATTCAAAAACCATCTGCTCTGCTGTTAAATTAATACTGCTATCTCCACAACAGTGCGCGCTGAGGCGTTCTTTTAATCTAGCGGAACTACCAATATACAGTACCTCATTTTTATCACTTAAAAAAACATAAACACTATCAAGTTTTATATTTTCTTCACGCCAAGCACGTTGATTTTTTAAAATAGTTTCTTTATTTTTTTCATAATAATCTTTATAATAATTTGGGTTTTGTTCTAACCATCTTTTATAATTTTCTTTAATTCTTTCTTTGTTATTTACATAATAATATTTATTGTATTCTCTTTGTCTTTCTTCCACTCTCTTTTTCCATTCCTTTCTCATTGAGTTTCATTGTCAATTAAATTTTATAAAAATCTATCTTAATGATTGCGATTTGCTTTCTTTTCTCTGTGATTTCTTAACATATTTGATCTTTGCTTATCTTTTTTCTTTTCATTTTTTGTGTGAGCATCAGGTACTTTTAGTTTCTTTGCTTCAACTCTCATCTCTAGATTTAAAAGATCAATTTTCTCATCAATAGATAAAAACTTATATTTTCTTCTTTTTTCTCTTATCTCTTTCATTAAATAAAAATAGTTATAAACCATAATTCTTTACCTCTTTCCTGTTTTCTTATATGCTTTTAAGCACTAATAACCATACTAGCTATCATTTCCACCACCATTTGAAAGAGGTAAGTCAAAAAAATGAAGCTATAGATAACTAATATAGTTGTTACTGCTTAAAAAATATTAAAATATATATAGACAATGTTCTTGCATTATGCTATAATTATGTTATAGTAGGATAATTATAATATTTTATAAAGGAGAAATAGACCATCATTAAAAAAATAACAATGGTCTAGGCTATTTCTAGCTATCTTAACAGACACAAGAAATAAACAATTTAAATAAAATTATTGAGTATTTATTGTCAACTCACGACTTTAAGAGCCACAAACATTAACGAAAAAACTTAATGTCCCTATGAGGTATTAGTACCTTTACCCTAGCTAATTCTTCTTTTTGGAGGGTCGAGACTCGAACTCGAATAGAATTAGCAAGACTACCAAAATAATAAAACAAATAAAAAAGCTATAGAGTTTAAAATATAAACTCTATAAAAGTTACAATAAAATAAAATGTAACTTTTAACAGTTTATATCGTTCTAACAAATTCTACATAATTATTATTTTCATCCACTACAACATAACCCTGCCCCCAAAAACAAGACATTATATCTACAGCGTAATAATAATAATAATTTTTATATGGTTTTAATTCTTTTATAATTCTAAGCATACTATGATGTTCTTCTTTTAATTCTTCAGCTTTTGTTCCCTCTTTAAGTCCTTCGATCAATTCATTAACTAAACATTTGTTTTTAGATAAGAGTTCCATATGAAACTTTTCTTCTAAAAATTCATCTAATTCTTCAATATTCATTTTATACCTCTTTCTCACCTTGTTATGGTGTAACCTTTATTTAATTTCGTATACACATGTATACGTTATTTTTGTAATCTTATTGGAATAAGCTAACGAGGAATTAGCTTATTCATTATTTTGAAAGTTTGAAATTTAATTATGAAAATAAAATTATAGAATAATTTAACTTATTCCAATAAAATTACAAGTTTTTTGTATTTAGTATTGCCAAACATATTTAATCATGATATAATTAGTTAGATGAAGAAACAAGCAATTATAAAAATAAAAAGAGAATAAAAAATATCCTCTTTTTAAATTCTATGTGACACATAGTTGCTTACTTATTTATCGCGTTGCAAAATAGCGACCCTACCTACTAAAATTTCGCATAGTGTTAGCATACAAAACGTTATTATATACCATATATACGATTATGGTAAAATGTGCGAAGTGGCTATTTTACTATGTTTGAACCACTTTACACATTTGTAAAATTAAGACCTATTTCCAATATTCATCAATTTCTATTAATTCAGTTTTATTTTCCTTAAAACAATCAATAAAATAATTTGGATATGAATTATATATTAATGTTAATGTAAGCATTGTCATGTCTTTAAATTCTCTAACAAATGAATAATATTCTACATCTTCATCTAATTCAAAATCATAATCAGTATAAGTTATTTCTTTCCCTGTTTTATCTATTCTATATAGTTTATTTCCTTTATATTTATCATCAATTGCGAAAGCTCTTAGAATAATTCTTAATACAGTTTTTGAATTTAACTCTAATTCTTTTAACTCCTTTGTAGCAAATTTTTTCGCCCACTTTCTTATATTAGATTTTCTCTTTTTCTCGTCTCCACTATCTGTAGAATCATATCTAAATCCATTTAAAATACTTTGACAATTATCAATTATTCTTCTAACTTTATCAATTTTAGTTCTGCTGAACTGTCCACCTGTAAATTCTTTTTGAGGATTTATCAAGTCTTTTATTTCTAATACATCAGTTTTCATTGCCTTTGTTGTCATTGTATCAATTATTTGTTCTAGATAATCCATTGCACATTCCATTTCTGTTGGTATTCTATAAGAATTATTTTTAGCAACATATTTAAAGAATTTCGGAACTATCATTTTTCTAGCATATACTTCAAGTTCTAAACTATATTTATCTTTAATTGCTTTCTTTTGTTCCTGTGACATTGTTTTAAAATTCTTTGAATCCTCTTTATATTGTTCTAATGCTTCAGACAAATCTATTACATTTTTTAATTCATATTGAATTTCATGTGAACTATCTTCTTGTTTCAATAGTTCTTTTAGATATGTTATTAGTTTAATTTTTATTGTATTTTTTCTATCTATTTCATACCTTAATATTTTTTCTTCCTTTTCAATATCTTTGTCCTTGAATATATAAGATGTTTTATTCAAATTGTTCATGATCTTAGTTAGTGATAAAGGATTCCCCTCTGAATCTACAAAATTTTTCTTAGCCATATCTATTGAGATTTGCGAACATGAACTTAGTGTGCTACTAGCTTCAAAACATTTATCTATATAATCTTCATTATATAACTTAGTATTTATTGCATGATACATATAAGAATTAAATACTGCACTTTTATTTACCACTTTTCCAATAGCCATAGTTGAACCACCCAAATAATTATCTAATTTAGCAAGTGCTTTTTTATTATTTTCTCTTTCTTCCTTAGAACCTTTAATTCCATTTACTGGAGTTGGATATTTTTGTGCATCTATTGCTTTCTGGACTAACAATTTATGGTCGGATAGATAACAAGTGTCGATATCAAAGTCGCAACCTTGAAGTCTATTCATTATATCAACGTTCCAAGTATTAACGAATACTACAAAGTCATGTTTATGTTTCATTTTTCCATCTTCTTCAACTTGATAACCAAACCATTTATATTGGTCATGGTATGTATTAGTCATATAAGCAATATTACCCTCATTTATTTGTGGATTTCTTATAGCTAAAAATTCAGTATTTTCAGGGTAATGAGGATTGAAGCATTCCCAACCACTCATTATACAACTATCAATTTTATTATGTTCTTTAGTTGTAGCAACCAGCATTTCAAAAGGACAGCTTATCATTATTGCATATAGACTATTCTGTATTCTTATTTTTCCAAGTCTTAAATTCTTAATATAATCTTCTAACTGTTTATTCTTCCAATCTTTAAATTTCTTAGTAAATCTAAAATCACTATTTTTACTTATTAATGCTGAAATCATATCACCAGTTTCATAATTATCAAATTCATTTTTAACTACATTTAGGAAATAAGACATTTCATTTCTTTTATTTCTTTGGTCTTTCTTATTTTTTGCATCATAGTGACTAAGTTCATCACTATCAACTAATGTATTATCTTTTAATAATTTAAAATAATTTAATTCATCTTTTATTATCTCAGCCACTTCTAAACTATTTAAATTAAGGCTGTTCCACATTTGGTAGCTAAGTCTATTTGAATATTCATAGTTTCCAACATGATCTGTCTTTACTACTCCATATTTTTCTGGAACATTCTCTAACCAATGTAAAAAACATTTCTTTTCATCACCCTTAAACATATCATGGTCAGCAAATTTAAGAAACTTACAGCTTGACGGACTTATGACTAACTTAATATTCTTTGCAAGAATCCAACCTCGGTACATATCATATACTTTAGCAGTTTCATAATTATCTTTAAATAATTCTTTATAATAATCTTGTAATTTAGTTCTTAGTGCATTTGCTTTTAGAAAATCATTTCTCAATAAAGCACAGGTGCTATCATTTAATAATTCATTTTCTAAAAATATACTTTCATCCATAAGAGCCTGTCCATCAGTCATGTTATTAACAACTGGAAAGTTATCTATACTTTGAAATACGTTTCCCATATCATCCATAAGTGTTTTAGTTTGGTAGGCATCAAACTCTGGACTTAATATATCATCTATAATTAAAATTTCCTCTTTTTTTATTCCAATCATTCCAATTATTCTGCTCATAATCAAACTGGTATATGCTTCCTTAGATGTGATATCATATTTTTCATTTTCTTTAAATTCTAAACCAAGAAAACAAGGTTTTAATAATTTATCACAATATTCTTTTTTCGCAAAAATCACGTTTGCGGTTCGAGCCTTGGATGCTCCGCGTTTGAAAAAGTTGTACTCAACACCATCTATTTCAACAGTTGATGTATAAATTAACTCTCTAATTTTTTTCTTTTTTATTTTTGTAATCTTTTTATTTTCTATATTATTTGTTTCTGTTGATTCTTCTATTTCATCATTTTCATTATCTATTTCTTTATTAAGTTCATTTTCTGAAATATCTTCCTCAGTATCATCGAATAAATCTTTGGTAAATTTAAAATTAACAAATAACTTAGTAAACAAATCCGTTTTACCTTTATCAATATATATCTTAGTTGCTGTTTTTAAATCATCATTTAATATTTCATCTGGATATGATTCAAACGCTCTTACAGTTTCTATACTATAAGGCATGGTAGCACTAAATAATTTATCTATAGTAGGTTTAATTATTATTTTCTTACCATTCTTTATTATTGTTTTATCTTCTGTACTTGAAAATGAAAATTCATATTCATTTTTATCAATTTCATTAAACTTAAACCAACTTCCTTCAAGGTTTAATATTCTATAACTCTTTATCTTACTATTTTTTCTTTGACTCATAATCTAATTCCTCTCTTTCATTCTCTTTTAATGTTAAATAAAATCTATTATTTGGATGCCAACTCGTTTGGCAGACAAAAGGTACAAGCAACAAAATGTGAATAAGTCTAATGTGAAGCTTTGCTGAACAGACTTATGAAATATTTTTTGATTGTACCTAAACCTCGTAGAGTTGTGGATGTTCCTAACGCCCTCTCGGTTGTTCTTTTGTTCGTCTTTCAGACTCACAAATAGTATTGAATTTTTACTCGTTATCGTTCAGCCTTGTGTTTTCAATGTCTAACAGGTTTTTAATGAAATTATTATGACCTTTTTACTCTTGTAACACGCATGGTTAAGCCATTCTTACGAAACGTAGTAATACCTCTCATATAAAGTATTTTATATAGGATGGAAACTCTTAACCGTTCAATCCATTGGTATGACTTGTTTTAAGTACAAAAAAGGTATCAATATTTGATAATCCAATTGCCTTTACTTCCATCTGTTTTTAGTTGACTTTGTTTAATTCTTCTAATTTTAATATCCTGCATGAAGTCTTTATTTTTCCAAATCTTACTCCAATTTGATTTATTTATTTCTAATTGCTCCATTACATCACTTGATTTAACTTTTATCCATTTATCTTCAGTTTCGATTTTTTTATCTATATAATTTAACAATCTCATACGATCAGTTAGTTTTACTTCTTTTATATCTGGAAAAATTGTATTATTTTCATCTATTCCTTTTAACTGTTTTATTACAATTTTTATAGTTTCTAATGAACTGGTGAATACTTCAAATGTACCTTGAGGATTCTTATTTCTTTGAATTCTTTTAAGACCTTGGTAACAAGATGAAGCCATATCTGTAATCATCAAATCATATAACTCTTTTTTTTCAAAACCCCATTCAGTTTTATATGAACCATCCTTAAACTTTATTTGCTTAGTTGATGTTATTAATTCTTCATCCTGTAAGCAAGTATCATTAAAATATTCATAGCAAAATATGTAGTAGGCTTTTGTAAGTCTATATGTATGTATATAGGCACATACTTCATAATCTTTGTAATTATCAACACCTCTCATATTCTCAAAATTTAAATATTTAAAATTACTTAATCCCTTTAAATATTCTTCTTTATCTTCCAATTGTGTACATTCAGCTTTTTTGGTTAATATAAGAGTTGGTGTATCTGAATAATTTTCCTTTAAATATTTACTTATATTTTTTCTGAAATTATCATCATTATTTTTACTTGTTGTGCTAGTGTTCAAATTATGAAGTATGAGTTTGCTTTTTGAATGGTCAATCTCTCTTTCACAATCAACAACTTTAAATAAATCATTATCATACATTGTATTGAATGAAGCTGAAGCATCCAACCAAATGTTATTTCCAAGTAATAAATATCTAAATGAATAATCATAAGCATATATACTTTTGTTTGGATATATTAAAGCGATATTATTATCTATACAATCATAAAGCATTAATATTTTTTCTAGTAATTCAAGTAAATTTTCTCTGGAGCATCTTATCTCATTTATCATTTCAAAATGTTCTTTGTGTATTTTTTGTACATTTTCAAATAATCCTTCATAAAGTTCATTAATTTCTTTTCTACTATAATTACATTCAATTCTATAAAGCTGATTTTTAACTACATAGGATTCGTCTTCTATTAGGTCAATTAAAGGTTGTATTAATTGTCTAAATTTATTAGCTAAATCATGTTTACTTAGTTTATCTAATATTTTTATCCAGTAAGTTTCATCCTCAGTAAATTCAAAAATGTTTTTAATGAAATTAATTTCTTCATCAACGATCAAAGTTTTATATGTTTTAAAAATATCTCTATAATCTTCATGCTGTTTTTTCTTAGGATTGCATAGTTTACAATACATTGAATGAGTTAAAATTAATGTATTTGCCTTTGCACATTCAAAGAAATTATTAGAACAACATTCATTTTTTTTATATGATGCATCTGGTGTATAAACCATTGCTATGTTTTCTTCAAATCCTTCATTAATATCGTTCGCAACTCTAACAGCTTCATCTTTAAATTTAGTTACGAATATGTATCGTCTAGTATCTTGTATTAGTGATATATAACTGTTTCTTATAGCTTTAATAGTTGTATATGTCTTTCCTCCTGCGGTTTCAATTGGATATGTCAGAAACGAATCTCTATTTTTTCCAAATATAATTTCGTCTTCTAGGTCTTCTAAACATTCCTGCAAACTCATTTTCTTTACTGCTAACTCTTCCACCTATATTAATTCTCCTTTCGTCCATACTGCTCCTTATAATCATCTATTGCTTCCTCTATTCCTTTTTCATTTTTAAATATGTATATTTTATACTCTGGATTATTTCTATCAACATCATCCCTTAGAAATTTAAATCCATTCAGCATTAAATACCCTGCTAATTTTTGTGTTTTAACAAATTTAGTTGCTGTCATTTTATTAATATCCTCCTTTGCATTTGACTTTGTCTTTCTTTGCTCTACATTTTTATAAATTTGTAATTTTAAATCTTTAGGAGATAAGCTTTTATTGCTCATGCTCCTATGTAGAAGCTTCAAAAATATTGATCTAGTGCATCTAGCATATTATTATTTAATTCCTCATAATCACTATTGTCATTTATTTGCACCTTTTCGGTATTATCTGCTTCAATTTGTTCCTTTTCGTTAATTGAACCATAATCAGTATTTAGTGATTCTTTGGTATCATCAGCACCCTTTAGCACCTTATTATTACTTTTACTTTTTGCATCCTTTTTCACCTTTTTAGTCCTAGTTGTTACTTTTTGCACCTTTTCGGTGCTATTAATATTTAATTGTTGCGAATTATTCCCTTGTGTCGCTAATCGATATAGAGTTTCTTTAATCAAGTCTGCTTCTGAATAAGAATTGGATAGAAATTCTTCTATTATTCTATCCTTTTCTTTATCCGAATTAAGAGTTATATATACTCTTCGAGAATTAGTCATTTACTTTTCCCCACTTTAATTCAGAAGCTTTTAATGCTCCATTTAAATTAGAAAATAGTGGGTCATTCATTAATTTACAATTATTAGGTATATATTTTTCAAACATCTTGCTTGTCCCACCTGTCCAATAGGTTTGATAATTATCAATATTTACATCAGCTTTTATACTATTAAGTATTTCATTAAAGAAATCTCTATATTGTTTGTCCGTAACAGATATTTTTCCGTTTTTAATTAATCTTTCTATATCTTCTTCTACATAGTCCTTTCCCTTAGATGCTTCTATTGATTTTATTTTCTTATAAAAATCTAGTGAACCCAGCTTCACAGTAGCAGTTTTTTCTAACTTACCTTTTATAAAAGTACATACATTAATAGTTCTAGAGCCACAATCCACAATACATACATCTTCTTTTTGTTGTTCTGGTGTTAAATCATAAAAACTAGCAAAACTTTCTGGTAGTACAGCAACCTCTTTTATAAAAATTGTTCTATCCTTTCCATTAAACTTTATTTTAAATGGATTCTGACTTTTCAACGGCTCTATAATCTTACTTTTGTTTGGCATTTGTAGTATAGGTAACATAGTAGTTATATTGGTATTGATTGTTGTAACATCTTTGTTAGCTTTACATGTAGCAAATAAGATTTGTGGCAATAAATTTCTATCTACTTTGCTATATTCTCTACTTAATTCTCCAAATTGCCCCATGTAAGTTATTTTTCCATCCATTTCGATTCTGTCATATGCATCATTATAAGCCTGTTCATCTGTAGAAACTTTACTTGAGAAAAAACCCATATCGCCTTTCCCCATATATTTCATATTATAATTACCTGCATCTACTACAGTTATTCTTACTGCTCCATTATTATTGTTTGTATATAAATTCTTATTTTCCATTAATAATCTCTCCTTTAATCTCTTACTAATTTTATTTTTTATAAATATATGGTTTCTACAGGTTCAAAGAAACGCTATAAAAGCCTGTCCTTATGTAATTCAGTATTTAAATATTTCTATAATACAAATCTATTCCATCTAATGAAACTATAACCTTACCTTCTATGTTAGGTTGATGAACATAATCATTATTCATAAAAAATTTAATTGCACTATCAATGTTATTTCTATTTACCTTACATTCTTTATAAATATCTTCACGTCCAAGCCATTCTTCTCTGTGGTCTACTAATACTTTTAATACTTGTTTTTGTGTTGGTTTTAATTCCATAATTTTTATTCCTTCTTTCATTGATTTTTATTTTATTAACACTTGTCCTAATTTTTGATTTAATCAATGAATTATGATATTATAAGTCTGCAATAAATATAATACATATAAATCATTGATTGTAGTTAAGGTTTTTATATTGAGTTCCCCAACTCTATATAATTTTACCTTGACTACTTTTTTATCATCCACAATTTAACCACCTCCTTTTAATTTACTTGATTTTTTTAATCATATTTTCCAAAAAATCGTCTCTTATAATTACTTTTGTCAATCAAACTTATAAATAATTTGCGTATTAATAATAATACGCTTATTTTTCCTTCTTATTTTTTCTTCTTTCCCTTTCTCTTTCCCAAGTTGGTGTATATTCCCCTCGGTCATATAATTCTTTTGTATATAATGCTTCTAATTTTTCTCTTATAGTAATGAGCGCCTCTTCTTTAACTCCATACGACTTATCTATCATATATTCATCACGATTAGCCCTTGTTATGTTACTAACACCCGAATCATCATCACCATTTAAACAGTTAACCAAAATACCAATCTTATACCAATTTACATCATTATCAATTATTAAGTCTAATAATTCATTAAGATCCTCATCAAATGTACAATAATCACTTAATTCCAACCTCGAGAATATTGTACCTAATCTTTGTACAGTATATTTGAAATCCTCCATTCTATCTTCTTCTAAATTGAATTGACAAATCCAAGTACTTATCTCACTTTTTTTTCTTTCATCTGTAATTTGTTTTCTGTATTCCTCCAATTTAAAGGTAGTTCTCGCAATTTCTATATCAATAAGTTCTTCAATTGAATGTTCTTCTTTAAATAATATTTCTGATTTCACTTTAAAGAACCACTCTAAATCACTTAACCTTCCGTCTGTTACATCAAGCTTACCTTTTTCCCATAAATTAATTGTATTTGGAGTTACATCTAATCTATCAGCTAGTTCTCTCATTGTAAATCCAAATATTTCTCTGACTTTTTTTAATCCTAATAGTTTCATTTTTTCTCCTTGATATAAATAATCATCTTTAATGTAATATTAATACCTATTTGTATTTTTGTCAACTTAAACTATGAAACTATTTCCAAACATTATTATGCTCTTTGCCATAACTCCCTGTTACCATTTCTATATGTCATCCAAAGGCAGTCCCAGTTCATATTATAAATTCTATCAACCTTTTTACTTTCGTCCTTTACAAATCTACGAATACACACTATATCCTTACACTTCTTATAAAAACCTTTAGCTTCATGAAAATTATCTTCTCTCATTTCTATTTGCATTTCATCATCTTTAATAATTAAACCACCACTCCAATCACATTCATCAAGGTATTTACGGGCAAATATCTCTCCATCGTGCATTCTTTTACGTCCTATTAATTCAATTATTTCATCTTCATTATGTATTATTAATTTATTACCTTTTAATTCTATCTTTGATTCTTCTGTTAAATCTGCTACTATAAATTCAACAAGTCCTAAATCATCAGCCAATATAGGTGTTTGCCCATTATATAATATCGCTTTATATTCACCAGTTTCTAACTTACTGACAAAATTACAAATTTTATTCTCCATTTTAACTAATTTCTTTCCATCTTCAATTGAATAATATCTTTCCATAATTAATACACTCTCCTTAAATTTTAATTTTTATAATAGAATTTCAATATTATTTTCTATCCATTTAATATTAGTTTTTCTACTGATTAAATCATTGATTACATCATTTATTCTACCTATATCTTCTAACATAATGTTTATATTCTTTGCATTGGCTGCTTGAATTATTAGCGAATATAAATTTAAACTCATCTTCTCTTCCCCCTTGATTTTAGGAGTAACCAAATGTTATACTAGTCTTGCAAAATGGACTGGTGGTAACTTCGGTTACTGCTTTTCTTTATTTAAATTATATTTTCCCATCTCTATAATTTTCATATTCTCTTCGTGCATCCTCCATTGTCATTTCATCAATAGACCATCTAAGGCCATTTAGAATTTTGTCTAACTGTTCAGAATCATATTCAGCAATTCTACAAGCACGAATTATATACCCCTTCATAGTTTCATTAAAATTATCTTGATTAACTGTATTCATTTATTATCACCTCCAACCTAAGAGTTTTTCCTCTAAGTTTTTATAGAATGATTCATCATAGTTTCTACTACTGCAATTATCAATAAAAGGTATATGTTTCTTATGATAATTTTGCTTAGTATCATCAATATTGACGCCTCTTTCTAATAGAGCCTTTATATATCCAAATTTATTAGCTATATTAGCTTTATTAGACACATATTTAATCATAGCTATAACTTTATCCATTTTGTTTTTACTAAGCTGTAATAATGTTTTAACCTGATTCCTACTAAAATTAGTTGAATTTATCGCTTCTTTTTCTTCATCAGATAATTTAAATTCTACTTGTTCAGTCATTGGTACTTTAAAACTTGAATCTTTTGACTTGTTCTCAACAATAAATGATTCTACATTGACTATATAGTATCTATTATTGCTATATCTCTTATCAATGTTTATTAACCCCAGTTTCTGCAAATTTTTAATGCTCTTACTTATACGATTCTTGGAAGTTGTATTGAATGATTGCATTATTTGTTCATAAGTCAAAAAACAATATCCATATTGTGTGTTATGGTACTCAAAGAACAACTCCAATAAATATTGCTCATTCACTTTTAAATCTTGAGTTCTTATATATTGCCTAAATTTTATAAAATCTTTTGTTGCACCCATTTCTTACTTCCCCCTTCCTCTTGTACCAGTGTTACACTTTTACTATGACTTTATTATACATAGGTGTAACACTTATGTCAATATTTTCTTTTAATTTATTGTTTTAATATTTTTAACATGTTATAATTACATTGACAACAGTCAATGAGGAGGTATTTTATTCCATGGCAATATCGGAAAATAAGAAAAGGATTTATATTTCTTTAGAAGATGATTTGCTTGATATCTTAAAGAAAGAAGCAAAAAAGAATAGACGATATCCAAGTGATGAGATCGCCATATTAATAGAAAAATATTTAAAACCACAATACGAAGTTGAAAAGAAGTAGTTACCTAATTTAACAGATAGCTACTTCTTTTTTAACTTATATATTTGTAGTTAATATAGACTTATAGTAATAAATATAGAAAAGAATAGTAGTTAATATATGCTATTCTTTTGATACTTTAGCGATTTGGTAAAGTATTAGAATGATACTTTTTTTGTGGTAGGTTGAAGTATTAAAAATACGAGCAGTTTATTTGTCATATTAATTCCTTATGATTTTAATTAATATTAATACAAATAAGTATTGTGCAATAAAAAAATACTTAAACATTTTATGATATAATTTCTTAAGGAGATGATAATAATGTACGGAATAGGAAAAGTTGATTTAGTAACAGGAGTAACTATTTATATAAAAATATCTGAAGATGATTTTTTAAAATTTCAAGAGTTTTATAAAAAATATAAAGAATTCGAAAAAATAACTTTAACAAAAAATATAGCTAAAAATAGCATATTGGATTTTAAAAACTTCTTATCAAACCAAGTAAATTATATGAATAATGGACAAGACATAACTGTTGAAGAAATAAATATTAAAGGTACTGATTTAATTCTTAAGTTTATTCTGTTGAATAGAATGTATTTAGAAAATTTAAAAGAATATATATTTAGAGAATTTGGTGTTAACTCAAATCAATATAATGAATACAAAAAAAGATTAAAAACTACAGATTTTGATTTTATATTTCTTCGAATAATTAGAAATTATACTCAACATTTTGGACTACCATTATCAAATACAGGGAAAGTGTACGATTCATTAAAAGAACTCTATATTGAACCAAGATTTTATATAACAAAAACTGATTTATTAAAAGCACCTTATAAATATAATGAGCCAGAATTAATAAAAGAGAATTTAGATGATAAGATTATAATTAACAATTACATAGATATTTGGATAGATATAATTACAGAAGCAACAAAACTATCAGAAGAATTATTTGTTGCAGATATTAAAGAGAGTTTTTATGATTTCTTTAATAAATTTGATTACATTTTATCAAATGCAAATGTAATAAATCATCACAAAGATGGAACATATAATGTATATAAAATTAATAAAGAAATATATAAAATTATTGGTATATATATTGATAAAGAAATCATCAAAGATATTTCCTCTACAAAAATCTAATCCATTTGTACATCTAACATAACATTATGCTTAACAAATGGATTAATAAAGGACTACTAGCTTTATTGGCGTAGTCCTTTATTATTTTTAACTACTTTATGTTTTCTAATATTTTTTGGTTTAATTCATTATTTTTCTTAAATATATCTAAACTTATTATTTTTTCTCCTATTATCTACCTTGGGGAGATTATAATTTTCTAAAAAACTTATATGGAATTGTTTTAATATTTATACCGCTTCTTCCACTTGTTGAAAACCCAGCTCCTTGCATTTTATAGCTGAAGTTATAGTAAATTGAATTTTTCTCAACTTCTCCAATTGGATACATATAATTTTCAGCTATTAATTCCATTATAGCTTTTTCTTCTTCTAAATAATTAAGTATTACTTTGGCTACTTCTCCACAAATCTGATTGTATGCTCCATTATAATCATTATTAAAATATAAGTTTTTCAACGTATATTCATATAAAATGTTGTCCTTATTTTCCTCAAATTTTTTCTTAATTTCTTCTTTTTTTGATTTTACATTATTAATTGATACACCTACATTATTTATGATATTACAAATATCTTTTTCCCAATTTTCATACATATTCGTTCACCTCTCAATAAACTATCCCCAGCACTTTTATACCAGTTATAGCTTATTTCTACAAATTAATGTAATATCCTCCTCATAATAGTAATTAATTATAAAAATAAGACTAAGATTTGCCCCAAATTCATAATATCACCCTATTATTAAAATATTTTGCTTATCATCCATTAAAATAAACGAATTAAAATCAAAATTTTATACAAACTATTATTGATAAACAAATAAGGAGGTTTAAGTAAATGAAGAATGAAGATTTACAAAACTTACAATGTTTTTATCTTAATGAATTAGAGAAGAGAGGGAGTGAAGAAAACATCAAAATGTTGGTTGTTAAGGATTTGCTACATTTGTTAGGTTACAAGAAAGAATGGTTTAATTGTGAAGAATCAACTTTATTAGGGCGTACAGATATTAGTTTAATACTTCCAAATAATAATCGATTATATGTAGAAACCAAAAGAAGAGATCATAAAATAACAAATAAAGATTTCGCTCAAGTATGTAGCTATATGGATGCCCATAACACCGAATGGGGAATAATCACAAATGGTAACCACTATTATCTTTTAAACAAATCACTTGATGTAGACGCTGAATACAGAGTTGTTTTAGAATACTTATTAATATATAAGCCTGGTTTTAAATATTCTAAAGAACAAAATGATCAGAATCTTAAATATTTTTCATATAGTCGAATTTTTCAAAAGAAATCAAGTAGATATTTTGCATATTTTAAAGAATACACTATAAATAATCGAAGTCTTTCAAACGATATATCTTTTAAACAATATCAAAGTGCCAATTTTAATTTCTTTGATTATCTTGATAATAATGAGAGAATTTGCGATGAATCTTTATTAAATCCAACTAGACTATTAGGCTACTTTCATGATATGGTTTCCAAAAAACAATATGCCAAATCAACTTTAATTAATAAATGTAGCTATATTTCTTCTACATTAAAGTATTTAGAAGATTGTGGTAAACTCCAAACTAAACACTTTAATAATTTTAATTCTGAAAACTTTCTATCTGAAATAATCACTAAATATTGCAATAAAGATTCAAAAGAAATATCACCATTAACATTAGCTGAAGCAAATTCTCTCTTAAATTATTATTCTCAAAATAAGTCTAGTTATTCTAGAAATAAATTATTATTTAAATTATATCTTTTTATTTGCCCTAGTATAGAATCCATTCAAAATTTAAAAATAGATGATTTTAGGAAAGATGATGATGAACTATATTTAAAAATAAATAGCTATGAATTTAAATTACCGAACTCACTAATAAACGATTATAATGAATATATTAATTTTAAAAATACAAAAGAATTAACTAAAAATTTTAAGTATTTATTTTATACCTTCTATGGTAAAAAATGTAACAAAATGTCTTCTACTACAATTATGAGCATTATTAATGATTCATTTAATAATATTAATGATATATCTCCAGAAAGAAAGAAACAATTAAACATAAGTACAATTCAAAAATCAGTAATATCTCTAATGTTAACTAAAGGATTTACTACTGAACAAATTTCATCCTTTACAGGATTAACAGTTGGTACAATATATAATTATTTTGACAAGAAAACATTAAAAAATATAGCCAAAAAGTCAAATGATTTACTAATGACTAAACATCCTTATCAAAAAATATTATTTTAAAAAATAAGACTAAGAAGTTCTTATCGCTCCCTAGCCTTTAATAACTGATTCTATTTGATTTTATAAAATGTTTATATTAAGTTTATTAAGCAGTATTCAGGATAACTTGTTCGCCTAAACAAGTTATCCTTTTTATTATTTTATACTATAAACTGCTTAAGTTGTTCTTAATTTAATAGTAATCTTCTATTTACACTCAATTTTTTTAACATTTTGTAATAATTGTGAAAATGCATCTGGTTCTATCTGTCTTGCACTATATATTTTACCCAATAATGACTTTTTATCAGTTTCATTACAATTATCTTTCTTTTTTTTAATTTCATTATATCCATCGATTATATCTTTCCTTAATCTATTTGGTATTTTTAATACTCCATTTTTATCATACACAACTCCTGTTATTAATTTATAATCTTTACTACCATATTTTCTAGTTTTATTATCCTTTAAATTCAAATCACATTTCTGTAGCTCTTTTTTTATTTCTAAAATCATACGTTTAGATATGGTGCTTTTACTTGAAAACGCCATATCATCTACATATAATGAAAATTTTGTGTTATATTCAAGTGCTATTTCATTTATTCGTACAAATGTATCTCTATATGCCCAATATGCAATCATTTGACTCGTTGGGGCTCCTGTAGGAATTCCACCATTATAAGTTACTAAAGTGGTTAAAATAGTTGCTAAATCAGATGACATTCTAAATGTATATCTAAACATTCTGTATACATAATCTCTTTTGCAACTTGGATAGAAATTCATTATGTCCGAGGTTATTACATAGCTATTATCTTTATGAAATTTGCTATTATCTATATACGATTTTCCTTTCTTTCCTGATATAATCCAATCTGGAGTTTGAATTCTTGATAAATATTTAAGAATTTTCCTTTGGATGTTCTTCAATTTTTCATTAGGATTTTCTACTAATCTATCTTTTTTATTTCTTCCTGTCTTAATATGTTTGCTTTTATATTCTATATCCAATTTATATTGAGTCCTAAAATAATTATGAGGTAAATTAAACATTTCTGCCAATTTACCTCTATTTCGTAATCTATATAATAAGCTATCTTCAAGCTTATATTGATTTATTTCATTATTCATCTTCTAACCCACCAAATTTTTCTATAACTTTCATAAACTTAATCATTAATTCTTTCATATTTCCTTTTAAGCTATCTTGTTCAATTTCTTCTGAAAAAAATAAAATTGTAGATGGTTTTATTTTAAATACTACACTATACTTTTCTATTAATTCCAGCGAAGGCTTTTTTTTCCCATTTTCAATTTCTGATAAGTAACTTTGTGATATAGAAAGTTTCTTAGCCAAATCAATAGCCTTTAAATCATGAAAGACTCTTAATAATCTTAAAGATTCATTAATCATCTATATCTTTCACCTCATAAAATTCACATAATAGTATTGATTAATTTTTACAAAAAGACTAAGAATCGTTAAATGAACTATAAAAAGAATTTAATTATTTTTTCAACTATTTTTGTAATAATACTACCCAAAAATTTGTCAATAATAATCCAGAAAATTTTGCCTAGTATAATAGCAATTCTATGTTTTATAGACTTTTTAATTTCTTCTTTTTTTAGTTCATTTGAGCAAAATAAGGTTAATCTTTGCAAAAATGAATTACTATTATTCATTTCTGTACCTCCTTCTCATCCCTAAATTTATCTAAAAACAGATATCTAATGGATGCCACCTTTGAGGAAGTAGTGGGTACATATTTTGCTATACGTAATCTTAGTCTATTTACCTTGTCCTGTCCACCTTATATTATATATTAACTTACAAATCTTTTATAACAAATATTATATAACTAATAATAGTATTGGTACATGTGTGCCCGGTGAAACATAATTCAAAACTAACATTTTTTAGCTTTCCAAGTATAAAATTATACTTATAGGATTCCTTGGTGGTTTATACGACCCTTATTTAATTAACATAATAATTATAACATTTCTTATTGTTATATTCAATATTTTTATTCGCTATTAGCAATATTTATTTTATAATACATATATAAAAAATTCATAAAATTTATATATTCTTTTTATAATATATTAAGTTATCTTATTTCTTAATTTTCATTTTACTAGTTCCATTTTTCTTTTTATTTAGTATATCTAATGGATTATATTGTAATAAATCATCTTTAAAATCAATCGGTAACAAATTTACATACCTTTCGGTGGTTTTGATATTACTATGGCCTAATAATAATTTTAATCTGTAGATATCTCCGCCATTTCTGACGAACATAGTTGCAAATGTATTCCTGAACGTATTTACTCCTCGCATTTTCACTTTACAGTGCTTAAAATAGTTTACTAAGTTTTCGTGTAATGTATCATAACTCATTTTAGTTCCATCTAGCTTAGGAAACAATATATCCTCATTTTTTAAATTCATTGTCTCGATATAATCTTTTAGTATTAATTTCAATGACTTTGATAATGGTACATTAACCTGTCTTTTTGTTTTCATGTGGGCGAATAATATCATTTCTTTTTTAAAATCAATATCTTTTACCCTTACATTTAATAAGGTTGTACTTCTACATCCTGCCCCTACTAAAAATGATACTGTTGCAAATGAACGATAATCTCCTACAAGACAGGTATCTAAATCTGGCTTTTTTAAAAGTTTTTTAAGTTCATCTTCTGTGTAGATTTCTTTTTTCTCTAAAACAACATTTGGAATCTTAATTTCATATTCGTTTAAATATTCTCTTGTAAAGCAATATGTTAGAAACGCCTTTAATTTAATTACAAAAGTTTGATAGGTATTTCCCTTATACCCATAATCAATCATAGAATTAATCCATCCCTGTATCTTTTTTTGAGTAATAATACCAATCTCATCATCTGCTGATACATGTTTTAATAATTCATAAGTATAAAATCTTTGTTTACTAACTAAAGTCGCCTGTCTAAGCCCTATAGACTTACAATAGTCCATGTATTCACTATAACACTCCCCTATAGTTTTACTTGAATTATTGTTAATTTTTAGTGTTTTTAATCGTAATTTTGCCATGCCAATCATTCCATCCTCTATATCAAAAATTAACTATTTACGGGTATGGAACGAACATACTTTCACTTACTCAAATCTTTTTAATTTAACATTTCGAAATTAAATTATTGTCAACCAAAATCTTCAAAGAAAAACTCCTAAAAGTTCCATCATCAAACTTCAATTTAAT